GGACCGTCTAGAAATATTTCAAGCCAAAAATAACAGCATCCTTCTTTCTACGAAACTTGATGTGTTCATAGTCCATGATGTGAACATTTAACGGACCGCCATGCTGTTGCAGTATGCGTTCTGTGTCTAATGGTCTGATTGTTATCCTGTCCTCATCCGGCAGTTTGGCTTTATATCCCCAAACCATCGGCCACCAGTGAAGAGGATTCAGTGAGTCATACTTCTCTTTCATTACGATTAAAAATAAAACAGGAGTTATGGTAAAGGGTTCCACCCACCAAACAATAGCATCAAAAGTTAGCCAGTCTAACAAATGAATGAATCCTGTCCACACTGCCCAGATAGAAAGAAGTATGCCCATCATAGGCCAAAACTCTTCGTCGAAGTCATCAATGTCATGATCATGGTGACTATATGTCCTGTACATTATAAATTTTTGTTGCTTCTTTCGACTCAGTTTCATATAATATTACTTAACACGATGAATAATTACTTACACATAATTTGTTGTAACGCTCCTAGTGAAGTTCACAACATTACCAATCCTAAAGATTTATAATATGGAACTTGCTATCTTAATGGCAGGTATTGTTTACGGCTTGATCATTGGCCTAATACCAGCCGCGGGTGCAACCACAGGCTTAATCACACTATTTGGATTCATGCCCTACTTTGTGGGCGAACCCTACTTGGGTGTGATTTTTTGTGTGGCAGTTGTGGCATCCTCAACAACCGGTGATTCTTTTGCAGGTGTGCTATTGGGCATACCGGGAGCCAACTCCGCGGCGGCAACTATGGTGGACGGATTCCCAATGGCCAAGAACGGGGAGGCAACAAGGGCCTTGTCGGCGGCAATAACATCTAGCACAGCGAATGGCCTGTTCTTTGGGTCGCTTACATTTTTATTTTTACCCTGGTACACAAAAGTTGTCATGTACATGGGCATACCCGAACTATGGGCATTGGTGCTGTTGGCGTTTGTGACTGTGGGATTTGTATCCACTAGGAAATATGTCCGAAGCACACTGGCAATAGTGTTAGGAATCACGATAGGACTTGTAGGTGTCGATGTCAACAATGTACCTCGGTTCACGATGGGTTGGAGATACCTCGAGGACGGTGTACAGATATTACCTTTCGTGGCAGGACTGTTCGCTATACCAGAACTTTGGAACGGATGGTTCAACAGAAAGAAGACCACATTAATAAAAGCAGAACAAGGCAGTTGGCAAGACCTCATACAAGGTTTCAAGGACACTGTGAGATGTTGGAAGGACAGCATAAGGGGAGGAGCCATAGGTTCTTTCATAGGACTACTGCCTGGACTGGGTGGTGCGATGGCAGACTGGTTGGCATATGGAGCCACGGTGGCGGCCAATCCCAAAGAGAAGTTTGGAGTGGGCAACGTCAAAGGTGTTGTTGGAGCGGAAGGTGCCAACAACGCACAGAAGGCCTCTTCATTTATTCCAACAGTGTTGTTTGGTATCCCAGGTGCACCATTCGCCGCGATACTGATGGGACTGTTTTTATACCTAGGCATTGATCTAGGATCTCCTGATACTTTTTATGACGACAAACTATTTGACAGCATGACCTACGCATTCTTGCTAGGAACTTTAATAACTGCTGTCATCTGTTATGGACTGGCATATTTCGCAGGGTGGGTGACACGTATTCCATACGTGTACTACTTTCCTTTCATACTTGCTGTTATTGTTTGGGCAACCTTGCAGTACACAGGCGGGTGGGAAGACCTTGCAGTGCTTGTAGCATTCTCTATCATGGGACTGCTATGTAAAAAATTCCAAGTCAGCAGGCCAGCACTGCTGATAGGGTACCTGTTGAGTGACAGGATATACAATCTCACTTATCAACTAACATCTCTACATACGGTAAATGATGTGATCACAAGACCTATCTTTATTTTTATAATGATCTGTGTTATACTATTACTGTATTGGGGAATAACAAAACGGAGTAGAATAGACTATGCTTAAGAAAACAATACTGGCTTTGTTGATAATGACAACAACAGCCATGGCAGATTATAATTTAATCGTGCCTCAAAAACCTTCTGGTGGAACTTCTGTGTGGGCACAGATAGTTGTGGCAGAATGGGAGAAACACCTTGGAGAAAAGATCAACTTGATCTACAAGCCAGGTGCCAGAGACCAACTGGGACCAAACGAGTTCCAAAACAAATTAAGGTTCGACGACAAGACTATATTAGTATCACATGGGGGAAACGGTATTTCGTATCTTGTTGAGCCAGTTGATTACAATTATCTAGATTGGGAATCGATAGGACAAATGAATCTAAACATCATTGTGGGTGCAAGAAAGAATGCCGACGTGCTAAATGGGCCAATACAGTTTCCATCAGGATCGGGTATGACACCGGAAGTGATGGCGATTACGATGTTACTTGCAGGGCCAAATAATGATCCAGTAAAAACATTTGAGGAAAAGATTATCTGGGTAAAAGGAATGAAAGGATCTGAGAGAAGACTTGCATTCATAAGAGGTGACCTTAATGCCACACGAGAGAACCCTGCGGCATACAAAAAACACGTGTTGCCTGTTATCAAAAAAGGTGATGCCTTTACTTGGTTCCATCATGGATTACTAGATGTCAACACTGGGGAACATAGTGCGGATCCAAACTTTCAAGAGCCTACATTTGAGGAACTGTATGAAGAGATGTGGTTGACTGCACCAAGTGGTGACTTCTATGATGCATACAAACTTGTGAAGAGTTGGAGAGATGCCCTACAGAAAGCATTCTGGGTGAACGCAGGCAATCCAAACAAACAGAAACTTGTAGAAGCACTGAACAAGATGATAAATGATCCGGAGTCAGTGGCCGCTATCGAGAAGAAAGTGGGCAAGTACGAATGGAGAACAGGTGCAGAAGGTGACGCCGCAGTGAGAACACTGAAGTCATTTATAACATCCAAGGCTCTCAAAACTTTGAGTGATTTCAAAAGTGAACAGTTGGGTTACAACACGGTTTACAAAGAAGAACTCACAAAATAATGTATATTCTTTTTACTGGTGCACCTGGATCTAAATGGAGTAGTGTTGCCGAAAGCATTTATCACTCCCCTGATATAGATCAATCAGATAGCACCAGTGAAAGGAGATATTTAAATGGAGGAGTCAAACACGTTGGATCATATTTTGATCCAGGCATGGAGTTTGATAATGCAAAAGAAAATTGGGATAAACCTTTCTCTGGCTCCGGCAAGAGAATAATAAAGTCACACACATTCTCACATAAACTTGATGAACTTAAGACACTGGGTTATCCCATTGTAATAATATATCGAAGCCATCTTGAATGCTTTGACTGGTGGATAAAGGCTGGAGGTTTTGATATCACATATCCCGATTACAGTTATTTTGGAACAAATAACGAAATGAAAACACATATCTTAAAACAGAATAGAGATATTACCAAATTCATACAACAAAATATTGGCAATATTGAATGTCCTATAGACAACATTGACCTTTGTAGAGTGCTTAAAATAAAATCACCAGATCCAAAATTAAGGATACATAATTACGCACAACGAGACACCAAGGTATACGTCTATAGATCACATGAATAAAAAAATATTTGCAGAACTTTTAAGTTATAGTCAAAACAATATAGAAAAAATTACACAACCTTACATACTTGAAAAATTTGGCGTTGCGGTCCCTCGCTGTGAGAGCCTAGAAAAGTATGCGGAAGTAATTGATGATGAATGCCTAAACAAGTATTTTTCCAAATACTGGCAGAACGACATGAAGAAATGGAAATATTCTGGATTGGCGCTTATCGATGAAGTCAACAATCTTAAACCACGGGCGGTGCTTGATGTTGGATGTGGTTACAACGAATTCAAAGGCAAGATACAGAATCTTATAGGTATAGATCCCTACAACAAAAATGCGGACCTAGAAGTCGGCACGTTGGAGTACAAAACAGATCAGAAGTTTGATGTAATTTTATGTTTGGGTTCGGTTAATTTTGGTAGCAGGGACAAGATCACAGCAGAAGTAGGACGTTGTGTTAATCTGTTGGCGAAAGGTGGCACAATGTTTTTTAGGGTCAATCCAGGACTATCACATGACAAACCAGAAGCGGACTGGATCGAATTCTACGCCTGGAACGTGCCATTCATTATAGAACTTGCTGAAATGTACAATTTAAGTGTACTAGATATACGTGATGACACTAATCAACGGAAATATTTCGTGTATAGTAAAGTCAAATAAGCATATAACCAATAGACCTTTGCTATTATTATGTTATAATAATGAGTAAATACCTACAATGCAAAAAAGAACTAAAAGTTTATTAGAAGAATTAAGCTCAATGCCTCTTAAAAGGGACAAAGAAGAAGTGGTGGAGAGCCGTGCGTCTCATATACTAGAATCAGCAATAAGGTTGATCACTTATATCAGAGAAAACTTTAATCAAGAAACTGCATTCAAACTAGAAAAAAAATTTAATTCTGCTATAAAAAACATGGACGCATCTAAGTTTTCAAAAGGTGTCGCACGTATCAAAGAAAATCAAGACATTAAAAATAACGTATTGAAGATCAAAGACGGCGAATACAAAGAGGACTAATCATGTTAATCGAAGATGTCCTTACCGAATTCAAAAGGACACACCTAGAACACATAGAAGATATTGTCATCACTGACGGTTACGAGGGTGGCAAGGCAGTTGTAGAATACTTTAGAGGACTATTGCTGACACTTAAAGGATCTTCTTCCGAAGCGGTTAAAGTTTCAGTAAAATGGGATGGTGCTCCTGCTGTGGTTTGCGGCACAAATCCAGATAACGGCAAATTTTTTGTTGGAACAAAATCAGTGTTTGCCAAAAATGCCAAAGTTAACTACACAAAAAAAGATATTGCAAACAATCATGGGACAGATGACCTAGGACAAAAATTACTGAAGTGTTTGGTTCATCTTAAAAAACTGAACATAAAGGGTGTGGTACAAGGTGATCTACTATTCACTGACGAAGACATCACACGTAAAAACATAGACGGCAAACCCAATTTAACATTTACACCTAACACAATTACATATGCTGTGCCTGAAGGATCAGATCTTGGCAAACAAATAGCAAGAGCCAAAGTTGGTATAATTTTCCATACAACTTACGTAGGTGATTCATTAGCCGACATGAATGCTCAAGGCGGTGCGGATGTGGGCTCATTTACACAAAGTAATGATGTGTTTTTTGATAATGCGACTTACAAGGATGTTTCGGGTAGTGCTAAATTTACGGATGCAGAAACTAAACAGTTCTACAATGGCATAGAGAAACTTGAGACTTTATTAAATGGTGTGCCACGTAACCTATCGGGCGTACTGGGACAGAACCAAGACTTTATACCTACATTTCAAATGTACATTAATGCAATGGTCAAACAAGGACAGTTGCCTAGCAACGTAAATCAGTTCCTGCAAGGTTTTAGGAAGTTCTATGCAGACAGAATGCAACAACAAATGGCAGGATTGAAAGCACAAAAGGCTTTGCAGTTGAGACAGGACAAAATGAAACAGATGCCAGTGTTTCTTAACAGAGCCAAAAAGCCTTTACAGGCCATGCTTACTTTTTATAAGGCAGTGCAGACAATGAAAGCATTTGTACTTAAGAAGATGAACCAAGCAATGGCCATTGGATCTTTTCAACAGACCGACGGTGGTTTAGAAGTAACCGAGCCAGAAGGATTTGTGGCAGTGGACAAGTCAGGCAATGCCGTTAAACTTGTAGATAGATTAGGTTTCTCAAGACGTAATCTTACCATGGTGAACAAGTTTAAAAATTAGATTTTGATATTGCTTTGGTGTAATATCTTTTGAAATTCCGGAAAGGTATCTCCAAAATTTAAGTTTCTTATTTTATCTAGACCCTTGGTGTAATAAACAAAATCCTCGCAGTGCTTATCAGCATTTGTAATTGTTGTTTCTAAATGTGTGCTGACATTTTGTAAGTCTTGTCGATCCTTAAACTTTTCAATAATTGCTTCTTTTACCTTGTCAGGAAGTATACGGACATCATAATGCTCAGGTATCTGTATTAAATGGATGTCTACATCAACATCATATTTTTTACCAAAATCTTTTAATTCATCTAGATAATAAACATTGTAAGGATTAGCAGTACCGCTTATCTTTAATCTTACCTTTCCTGAATTTGATTTTGCACGTAAATCGATAAACTTTTCAAAATTGGACAACACCTTTTCCCATTTGGCAGGGTATCTCATATATTCGAATTGTTTATTCAATGCATCAATGCTGATTCCAAGTTCAACTGATTCATATTTCAGTAGTGTATCGATGTGTTTCTTGGACCATACAGTGCCATTGGTGCTGATGTAAAGGCTGATATGTTCCGCATCACCTTTGTCAGCCGTCTCATTTAGCAAATCAAACAGAGGCTTCATTACAAAAGGTTCACCACCGAACAGTGCATAATGCACAATACCAGGAGACCAATCTGCTAGGTCTTTCCATAACTCATTACTTCTATTGAAACTTTCTCGTTGCGATTTAAATTGTGAGATATACTGTCTGTATGAAGGCTTACTATCTGCACTCTTGTATTTGAATTTTTCTTTGTACCATTCATAGGTATTGGGTAATTTGCTAGGTGGATCTGACAAAATATAATCCGACTTATATAATTTCCAAGTTGTTTCGGGATTACAATAACTACAGGCAAGATTGCATTGATTGCCTGGTTTAAGGATAATAATACTTGGCTGTCCGGCAACCATATTTGGATTTTCCGGAATTGCACTATTCATTGTTTGCCTGATGCTTTCAACACCAGATCTTTCTGAGTCCCAACAAGATTCACAGTTGGAAGGTTGTACTCCGTTTGCTAAATCTTCTAATATTTTTTTCCTGGTTTTGCTTTGATAGATTTGCTTAATGCTACTGGTATCCAATCTATACGGTTGATTTTTGTCGTCCATGAATACTTCCCTACTAGCATTACACATTTTGACATGACCTGCGTTTTCTACACCAATACCGCATTCTGCTAAAACACATCTAATTTTTTTATTATTCACATAGGTACTTATTTTATTTAAATACGTATATTATGCAATCAAAACCTTTTCCTATCAAATCAGGAATACCTTGTCAACTAAAGTGGAATCACTCCACGGTGTTCTTGACCATGGGCACTACTGCAAGTTGTCATAGGGTCACTCATGACCCTTATGAATTCAAAGATAACAAAATGAATTTCCACAACATAAAAACAAAACTTGAAGCACGAGGTAAAATGTTGAAAGGGGAATGGCCTGGCCGAGGATGTGAACACTGCAAGAGCACTGAGGATGCCGGTGGCCATTCAGACAGGATGTCACATTTAAACATGCAAGGTGTCACTGCTCCAAAAGAACTTGAGAGTGATAACAAAGCGACTAATGTTACACCCACACAGTTGGAAATTTATTTTGGCAATACCTGTAATTTGAAATGTATCTACTGCAATTCAAAATTCAGTTCAACTATAGATAATGAGAACAGAATACATGGGCAATTTGATTATGGTTTCGAAAACAACGAAGGTGCTCCTGTAAGAATATACGGCAAGATTGAAGTAAATCCAAACATAGAGGATGACACAAATAAACTTTTTGTTTGGCTTGAAGAACACATACATGAACTTAACAAAGTAATGATATTGGGTGGCGAACCTTTCCTACAGAAAGAAACTGAAAGAATGATAGCGTTATTAGAACGCACTAATAATCCTAATCTTACCCTGGTGTTATTCTCAAACCTCACTGTTGATCCACCTAGGGTGCAGAAATGGCTCGCAAGGATGTGGCGAATGGTTGAAAAAGGAAAATTACACAACTTACAAGTTGTTGGAAGTCTAGACTGTTGGGGACCACAGGCAGAGTATGTGCGAAATGGATTAGATCTAAAAAAATATACTGAGAATTTTGAATTTATTTTGCACAAGACACGCATCACCCAAAGCATCAATAGTGCCTTGATGGCCTTGACTATTCCAACTCTACCGGATTTGATACAAAAAATTAACACATGGTCTAAGGTGAGGCAGGTTTATTGGAGTGGAATGAAGGCGGGAGATCATATGAGACCATATCTGAATCCCACTATCTTTGGAAAGGATATCATACCTTTGGGAATATCACAGGCCATTGACATGTTTGAAACCAATGGAGATTTGATAAAGCAGGCGCAACTCAATCATTTAATAGGAATAAAAACTGAATGTGAAAATACAGAACCTAATAAGTGGGATCAAAAAATGCTTAAAGGTTATCTACAAGAACTGGACAGAAGAAGAAAATTGGATTACCGTATCTTATTTCCTGAAATATCTAAACTACTCGATGCCTAGGAATTTTAATACTGTCTGTGTCACTGCTCGTTGATAGTAGTCGTCACTCCAGAACACATCATAATTGTGTTGTCTAAGAGCTTTGGATCGCAAATACAAATCCTGCCACTTCCTGTGGCCATGCTGTAATTCTTTGCTGTTATCTTTTAGAGACTTGCATAAAGACACTATCTTGTCAATCCTTTTGTCTGGATCTCTTTCTAAATCGTAACTTTCATCAAAGTAATTGTTAAAAGTCTTGAAGCCCATCTCCCTCAATTTTTGTAGGTATAGATAATTTCCATGCACAATAAAAATGTGCTGTGCCAAGATTGGTTTCCATATTTTCTCTGTCATGAACACATCATGATCATTGTCATTGGTTTCAGAAACTATTGAACAAACTGTGTCAATGTACGGCAGTTCGTAAATGTCTTGGTCCTTGCCAAAACGTGGATAGTCCTCGGGGTCTATGCCAGGTAATTCATATTTCTTTGGTAGTCTGATAGGTGTATCCAGCATTGTAAAAGTGTAAATGCTATTCTCCAAAACGTTTTCTTGTTTTAGTTTTTTGTATAGTTTTACCCTGTGTGTTCTCGTGGCCTTGTTTAGATATAGATACTCGTGTATTTTGTGCCAGTAACTGCCATTATGATCATGTGAAAATTGCAATTTGTTATTCCTGTGTTTTTCTCTCATCCAATACCAAAACCATGTGGTGTCACCGTGCCAATTGGTGTATTCATATTTTTGTATTTCTTTAAAGAATTTGCTGTGCTTAATATTATCACCACTTTCCCATGGACAAGCAAGTATAAACTTGAAACCGTTTTGATTCAATATCTCCAGTCTTGAATGTAGTTGTGTGATAAATTCTTTGTTTTCAATAAACTGTTCTCTTTGATCAATTATACAATATAAAGCATCGTAAGTGTCCCAATCATAGTTGTGTAAATTCCAGTACTCGGGCTCATAGGTAAATTCTATATCCCTTATATTGGCACTTCTAATGAAGTTTTCAAATTGGAGATGCTGACCCGAAAACATTAAATCTGTAAGAATAAAAATCTTTTTCATATGCTCTATAAATACCTATATGCTAACACCTTTTTTAAAGTATGTATCTGAAGGCAAAGTCATTAGAAGGCATAGTGACTTGCAGAGATTTACCTTTCCCGAAGTAACAGAAAGAATATATCTTAGTTTCCTTGCATTAACATTCTTACACACAATGGAACAAGGTAGGCCTTTCACTAGGATGTATGCCGATCAAACAATGGCAAAGGGTACATTTGATCAAGTGAGAATGGTCAATAACGATCTGGCCAACATGTTGGCAATAGTAGCCGGTGATCCAGATATAACCAAAAAACTTAAGAACAAGAATCAGGCACAGGCCATGAGGCAGAGACAACCTGTTCCGGTAATGGCACTACGTAGATACCTGAGAACATGGGAAGAACCATATAAATTTTTGACAGGCTTGGAAAGATCACTGAACATCACAGACGCAAATTACAGGAATCTCAGAAGGGCAATAGCCGACTTTAACAAATTGGACAGCCGCACTCAAAACAAAGCCAAGGATAGACTTGTACAGTTTTTAAGAAGCAAACTCCCAAACACTGACTTGACCAAAAAAGTACGGGAAATCCTGCAAAAATAGTAATATTACTGCTTAATTTACCAACCTTTACCATAAATAGATACAAATGTCTCCGGAGCGGAGGCACTAGTCATAATATCAGAGAAAAAAGGAGGATATATCATGGCATACGACGGAACAATATCAGCGGGTGGTCCAGGAAACTTTCAAACACCAAATCTTGCTCACGAGGGCGAGGGTGTAAGAGTTGACTTCATCACAGTTGATTATATTAGTGCAATGAATGGTGAAGTAACCCATTCAACTGCATCAGCAAACACGGCTGGTCTGAAGTTATCAATAGAGGCAATCCAAAACCAAGGCGTTAACGTCTTAGGAATGGGTGCTTTAGGCAACTCAAACACAGAGCAAACTTACATGGTAAGAGCAGACGCTCTAGACACGATCAGTTCAACAACAACAGTTGCGGCAATCCAAGCGGCTATAAGAGGATTAAACGCATTAACACCTGATAAAGTAACAGCAACAATATCATCTGCAACAGCAGGCGATAGAGACTTGTCTGATACTCAGGTAGCATAATAACATTTTAGGAGGAAAATAAAATGGCTTATGACGCAAGTAAAGTAGCAGGTGGTAAAGGTAACTTTTCATTGAACCAAAACTTTGAAGCAGAAGGTGTTGATCTAACGATCCTTACTGTTGACTTCATCGTTGACGTATCAGCAGAAGTAGGTGACTTAACTACAGGCTCAGCAGTAGCAGGTCTACAAATGACTAGACATGCATTCGAACATCACGGACTAAGAATATTAGCAGAAGGTCCATTGGTTGATTCGGACACACAAAAATCGTATTTGGTGAGAACAGATCAGTTAGACTCTCTTTCCAGTACAACAACAATAGCGGCACTACAGGCTTACATTAGAACATTAGATCAATCTAGTGATTCTTTCCCTGGAGTAACTGCTGACTTAACAGGTGCAACAGTAACAGAAACTAAACTTGGTATCTTAACTGCGGCGGCTGTTAGTTAATAGTTAATATAGGAGACACAAATGCCAGCAACAAGTAATGCAACAGCAAACATGTGCAGAAGACAATCATTTACAGGTAAAGGTTTAACTTTTATTGAAATGTTGTTTGATGACGAAATGTTAACAACTGCAACTACACCAGACACTAAAGATTCAGTGTTCAACGAAATGAGTAAGTTAGTAGGTACTTTCGGTACTATACTTGCACAATCATACACGTTAGGTGTAAAAGCAACTGAAAAAGACGCGGCGATTGCCACTTCAATCGTTGAAGACGAACTTTGTGATGTCTACTCTTTTATAGTAGAAGGCACACCAGGTCAGTTCAACGCGGCAGACTCAGCAGGAGATATCAACTTGGATCCAAACCAAGCAGATGCTTCTGACCCAGGAGTTATCGCAGACGCAGAAGCAGACATCGAAGTTGAAATCTTAGCAAGAATAACTGAGAACGATTCAGCAGGTGGTGTTCACGTAGACGTGAGATACCTACCAGCAGACGGTGTAACTGCGGCAGGTGAAGAAGTAGTATACGGAATGAACTCAGCAAGAGTTAACGCATAGTACTAGCAACAATTACCAAAGGGCGGATTCTTTAATTAGGTCCGCCCTTTTTTTATGGCTTAAATATCACAAAGGAGAATACTATGATAGAGAAATTCACGGTAGAGATAGCAGTCGGAGACAGAGTAGAAGTTGGCAGGATGCACCTTGCCAATCAAACAATCAAGGCAATAGAGATAGACAAATGGGGACACCCAGTAATAGTTTTAGAGAGTGGCAGGAAGAGAGGCCTGTTAAATTGCAGATTGAAAAAATTAATACCTGATGATGTAGAGCGGGTGCAAGAGCCAGCGGAGGTCATGATGACCAAAGAACAATGGGCAGAAGCACAGGCAAAAATAGACGCAGTTAAGAAAAAATAATTCCTATGCACAGTTACATGATGCACACCCTTGTGGACATTACCAAGAACGGTAGCCTCACTAAAACATTTCCATTTGAAACCAATGCTGGAGACTTGATAGATGGTAAGGAAGCCTTAAGGACTGCAAGAAGACAAAATGCTAATTTTGAAACAATGATACAACTATTGCAGATCAGGGGTAACATCACTTGGGAGGATAATCCAATTAAGATTGATCATGACCTAGTCAATACAAAATTTGGAAAGTATTATGAGGGTCATCATAGATCATGGCACTTTACGTTTTACACAGAGCAGTCCGAAGTGTTTGGTATGGCCGCTAATCCTACAGAGCAGTTGGCAGAAGATTTTAATCTGGTTCCTATGCTTACTGAATGCAAAGAAACTGCACACTTTCCAATACAAACTTTTATAACAAGCGACCTGCAACAACCTACAGTCAATACAGGCACAAACGAACAAAAAGTAATCAATGCACTGTCAGGTGACATAATAAACACATACTTTTCGTATGGTGGTTGGCAGAATAAATAATAGTACATTTTAGGCACATTAAAAACAAATAAAGGCTCGCATAGGCAATGACCCAGGCTCATTTACAGGCTCTATTAACGGAGGTAAGATACCTCAAAAAAGATTTAGAACGATTTATGAGTACAACAGAATTAGAAAAACAAAACCTAGAAGCACACGTTGACCTTTGTTCAGAGAGATACAAAGGGTTACACGACAGGCTTTCAGCGATCGAATTACGATTGGGAAAAATGAATGAAGATATGATCGCAGGACAAAAAAGTTCATCCAAGACAATCATAGCAACAGCAGGCACAGTGGTTGCGGGACTATTATCAACAGTGGTAGTAATCCTTATGAAAATGCCTGGCTAAAATTTTACCAACCCAACAATAAAATATGTTCGTACAGATAGCACCGCACGTGAAAGTGTTTCTAACCAAAGAGCAACTGCTGTTTGTCGAAAAATATCAAAATGTGGAATCATTCACAGACAGATCTCTATCACCAGAAGAGGCTCGCACTGCCAGGATACTTGGAGACAAGGCCATTTTCGTAAGAAAAAAAATTGAAGGCGGTATGCAATATGCTTTAAATAGGCGTATAAGGTTTGTAAAGAATGGCATCAAAAAGTAAAATAGAACTGGTAAAACAGATTGAGGCATATGGACTCAAGAATAAACTTGCGGAATTGGCACACAAGGAAAAAGCAAGACAACCATTTCGACACTTACCCAAACAATTTTCCAAAGGAATACTCATTGGCAACATAGCGATCGTACCTAAGAAATACACAGGTACAAGATATGTTTATGTGATAGCAGACATGCTAGAAGCAAAACTGTTACACGAGGAAATAAACCTCAAACAAACGGCCATTCTAGTTGCACATCACTTGGCGGATGAAAAAGCAGTGCCCATTAACATACTTGAACTTGATACAAAATTTGCCTCGCAACTGTTTGACATACAGAGTGCTAAACGCATGATCAGAGAAGCACAAAAGCACAAAGATGAACTGGCAGAGAACGTGTATTGGGACAGATTGGACACAGCAAACCACCTAGCGGATGAATGTAAGGGCAAAATACAGCATATCTTTAATGACACGTTCGGTGGATAGAATATAAATAACAACATGCAGAGCATAGAACTTACAAAACCATTAACCACTGAGTCATTACTAAAAGAATTTGAGTCAAGATTCAATATGACCATGGACTTAACAAAGTTCAATGAAGTAGAATTACAAGACTACGCAAATCATGTTAGAACAAAAATACATGAAATCACACAGAACACGCACTTTGGACAAGAATTAAAAGATAACACTTATCAAAAAAATCAAATGATGTTAGACATCATTAATCAAGAAATCACACAAAGAAAACTTGGCGAATATGGTGGCGGCATGGCAAGTGATCCACAAGCCAAAGCGGGATCAACTGCGATCAGTGCCAAGTCTAAATTAGATAAAGGCCAAGCACTTTCACCAGATGAAAAGAAACAAGTGAGTAAAATGTTGCAGACCGAAGGCGTAGAAGAACAATCAGAATTAATTTTAGCGGCAAAGGACATGATGGACAAAGTAACATCATTTCTTGAAGATCTAGCATCAATGAAGACAGAAGGCATGTTAGAACTAGCAGACAGAATCAGAGACGAAATGGGAGCGGACAAGGCAGACGCTTTCTTACAAAAAATCCAACCAGCGATTGAACAGGCGGAATCAACTTTAACGACAACTAGGCAAGAACTAGACAACGGTGTAAGAATATTGACCGGAGAAGAAGTTGCTTCAGAACCTATGGGCGCCGATGACACGATGAACATGGATACAGATCTAGACTCACTGGACTCAGAAGCAGGAGAAGAGGACGATGAGTTTGGAGCCTCTGATGCCGAAGCAGGTGGCACAGAACCAGAAGGCAGAGAACAAAGAGAATCAAAAGAAGTGTTTGAAACTTCAAACAGATTATACAGCAAACTAGCAGGGAAGTAGTTCCTGTGAGATTTTTCGAATTTAACAAAAGCGACACAGACCTAGAGTCAGCACTTATCAACATCCTGTTGAACATGAAGGGTGACGCTGACGAGAAGGACCAAGCAAGTGACATCAGCATGGATGCTGTCAAACAGATCATGAGCAACACAGGTTATCCAGCATTCAATTATGATGTTTTCAAAAGAATCTATGACGCAGACGGTGACCTAAAGAATGTGGTTGCAGATTTTGACAATGAAAAGATTATTGTCAAAACAGATGCAGAGGCAGAAAAAGATCCTAAAATGGATTTTGATAACCAAGGTTCAACTGACGTGGTTAAGAAGATGGCCAAGTCAGCAATGAATAAAAGAAAATAATTCACACATAATTACAATATATGACCGACAAGTTATTGGAACTTGAACTGGAATCATTGAAAGATGGTTTGCTGTTCTCTAACAGATTTTACAATAAACCCATAGTGATATTCAATAGTGCCTCGCAGTGTGGATTTACCAAACAGTTTGCAGAATTCCAAACACTGTACCAAGAAGGAAACATAGTGCCTGTTGCACTCCCCACTAATATGTTCGGAGGACAGGAGCCCGGGGACAACTATGAACTCCTACAATTCTGCAGGACCCATTACGACGTGACATTTCCTGTGTGTAAAAAGACAGACCTTGAACATAAAGTCTTCAAAACATTTGGCACTCCCGACTGGAACTTCAACAAGTATCTATTAGATAAAGAACATAATTTTGTGAAGCAATTTGATGCACATTTTAAACCTAGGGACCTACTACAACATGTCTAAAACTTACTGCTCATATCCATGGCGTCATCAGTATGTCCACACCACAGGACATCAGAAGATATGTTGCATGAGTGAGGACAACATAACCAAAGAGAACCAGTATGACCACTATAAAATGAACAGAGACGAAATGCTTGATTCATGGAATAGCCAGTACATGAAGAACATCAGACTCAAGATGATCGCAGGTGAGGAGATTACTAATTGCCAAAAATGTGTCACGGCGGAGTCGCAAGGGTTGACATCGATGAGGACTATCGAAAACAAAGAAAAGTTTATTAGTGCAACCAACAAAGACGGCAGTGTTGACCATGCTCCCACGTCATTGGAACTACATTTTGGAAACACCTGTAACCTACATTGTAAGATGTGTAGCCAACAGTTCAGTCACATGATCGGTAAGGAACTGATCAAGATGGGCAAACAGGATCCAGAATTTCTTAAATGGGTTAAGAAGGAAAGTGGTGTACTGAACAACTGGACTGGCGAGCTTGAAATAGAATACGATTGGTACAAGAATAAAAAGATCAAAAAAAGTATATTTGAACACGTCAGTAAGAATGTTGATCAATTGGTAGTGATAGGTGGAGAGCCAACTATAATAAAAGAATTTTACGAGTTGTTAGAATATTGTAGTGTGCAGGATACACTCAAAGATAAAAAGTTGACTATCACGACAAACATGACCAACACCAGCAAGAACCTATCCACCTGGTTGGGTGCTGTGCAACATTTCACTATCCATGCCAGCATCGACGGATTGGACGCAAGGAACAGATATATCAGATATCCCTGTGACTGGAACAGTGTGTTGAAAGCCATATCATTCTATAAAGCCACAGTAGAAAAACACAAAAATGGACGATTCAGTTTTGCACCGGCCATACAATTACTGAACATCGACCAATTACCTGAGATGTGTCAGTTCTTCTTACAAAATTTCATTAGCGATGATTGTGACATCGCATGGGTATCGCAGGTTAGATATCCAATCATCTGTGATTATGCCATCCTACCAACAGAGCATAGATTAAAAATTGCAGACAGGATAGAAAAGGCCTCAAAAACTATTGACCATGCAAACACAGTGACAAAGTTATTAGGTCATGCCACTGATTTGAGAACAGAGACATTCTCAACTGACCAACAAAAAATATATCAGAAGATGTTCATGAGATACAACGACCACCAGGATAAGTTTAGGAATAGCACTACCTGGCGTACCTTATTACCAGATTTAGAAGAATCTTTGACAAAGTCACAGAAGTAATATACAATATGTCTACTATGAAAATACCAAAAGATGTGATTGTGAGCAAAGGTATAATCTATAATCAAAAGTATCCTTATGGAGAACTTGCCAGAGTGACCAAGAATCATAAACGGCACTACGAAACTCCAGACGGCAGGCAGTTGCCCAGTGTTACCACTGTGTTGAGTGCAACCAAGGACATGACACATCTACACGCATGGCGTAAGAGAGTGGGTGCGGAGAAGGCACAACAGATCACAACAGAGTCAGCCAACATAGGAACAGTGATGCACCGAAGCCTAGAGAAACATGTCAAAGGTGAGGATAGAACTCCTGGTTCAAATTTCATACAGCAGAAGGCACATAAGATGGCAAATGTAATAATAGACAATGGTTTGAAAGATGTGAGTGAAGTATGGGGATCAGAAGTTTCTCTCTACTATCCCGAACTATATGCGGGCACCACCGACCTGGTTGGTGTATACAAAGGCGAGCCTGCCATAATGGATTTCAAGCAGGCAAGACGTCTTAAGAAGAAAGATTGGGTTGAGGATTACTATCTACAACTTGTTGCCTATGCAGAAGCCCATAACAAACAATACGACACACAGATTAAAAGTGGACGAATGTTTATATGCACACAGAATAACGAATATCAAACCTTTGAAATTGAGAACTATGATCACTGGGTCGGGCAGTGGTACAGTAAATTAGAACAATATTACAAGACTGTCCTTTAATAAATAACGCTATATGCCGATAGTTCAGATATCAAGAATACAACACCGTAGAGGTAAAAAAACCGATCTACCCCAATTGGCGGCTGGAGAACTGGGTTGGTCTATCGACGATCAAAAACTTTATATAGGTAATGGCACAGTGGCGGACGGTGCTCCGGCAGTAGGAAACACTGAGATAATGACCGCTGGGTCAAGTTCTTTTACTACATCTTTATCACATACATACAAAGGTTATTTGGGTGATTCAACTCCGATAGTTACTGGAGCAACAGGTGATGTTTCAAGAACAGTACAAAAAAGGTTAGACGATTACGTTTCAGTCAAAGACTTTGGTGCTGTAGGAGATGATTCAACAGCAGATGTCGTTGCGATACAAAGAGCTATTGACGAACTATACAGAGACACAGACAAGGACGACGCAAGGGCAAGAAGAGTTTTATTCTTTCCAGCAGGCACATATAAAATAGCCGCATCGTTGACCATACCACCTTTCGCACATTTAGTTGGAGAAGGTCCGGATAAAACTATTATAAAAAATTCTGCTTCGGCTCCTGCATTAGTAACAGAAGATGACGAAGGACAGGTGTATGGAAACATAGGTGACTCCAGTGCAACTACTCCTACACAGATACAAATTTCGAACATGACCATCAGAACCACAGTGGCTCATGGTGGACTTTCAATAGACAATGCTTCAAAAGTATTCGTAAACAATGTTAAATTTCAAGGAACATATGTTTCTGGAGGGACAGATGCTTCTAATTCTAAAGGGGTAACGGTAAGATCAACCACTGCTTTGCCTTGTTCTTATATTGTATTTGATCAATGCCAGTTTACAGGCTTTGCTAGATTAGTTGATATAAGTTTTGATGTAACCAACGTTAGATTTACTAATTGTGATTTCAGCACTGCATATTATGGTGCACTGCTTGGTGCGACAATGGATGGTTCTACAGATGGACTTACCAAAGGCCCAAGAGATGTTCAGTTCACTGGTTCCAGTTGGAACACAATTGGACAACAGGCTATCCTAGTACAGAACAGTGCAATGGATTCAGCATTGACAGGTGCGGGTCCAAGAAATATTATTTCTTATGGAAACTGGTATGCCGAAACTGTTGGCAATAACTTTGACGGTGTGCAATCAATTTCAGAAGTGCCTGTGATACAATTTGATGCAGATGAATGTACGTCAACACTAGACTTCTTTGAAAGAACAAGTCAAAGAGACACAGACTTTGGTGATTCTACAGATCCATCTAATGCTCCACCAGAAGTTCAAGGAATTGGTTTACACAAAAAAGCAGTTAAACAAATTACACTTTCAAATAACACATCGTCGGCCACTGATACAGGAATTTATCTTCCTGGCTTTAATGATAAAGGTGTTAGGATTACTTACAAAATGAACAGAGGTGCCAAGTACAGAACAGGAGTGTTCACGATTAGTGCCGCTGGAGAACTATGCACACACAATGATGACTATGAAGAAACATCTGATGTGGGCACAACATTATCTGCCATCACTTCTGATGGTGACTCAACTGCTGGTAATGACACAATACGTGTCAAGTATGTTACAACAAATGATTCAAGCACAGATGTCACTATGGAATATCAGGTAGAAATACTGGTATAATACCTAAAGTTGTCCTTAAAAAAATCTATTATCTACTAGACAAAAAACTTTTTTCATTATAATATTAGTACATTATAAAATTGCAATACGACGTTGCAATTTTAGCCGAACGACAATGACAAAAATTGGTTAAAAATTATATAAACACAAAATTAGATAAATATGGATACAACAAAAACAAAAATCAAAAACAAAAATTATAAAAACTTAATGCCGAACACCAACTCTAGTACGATCAAAGTCCAAAAAAGAGATGGCAGGTTGGAGAGCCTTGACATTAATAAAATTCATTTCGTCGTTGAAGAGGCTTGTGAAGGATTGACAGGTGTAAGTTCCTCGCAAATAGAAATGAATGCAAACATTCAGTTCTATGATGGCATGACCACCAAGGACATCCAAAATGTTTTGGTTAGATCCGCAAATGATCTTATATCGTTGGAGTATCCAAACTATCAATATGCCGCGGCAAGACTCTTATCTTATGATGTTAGAAAAGAAGCACATGGACAGTACGAATACATTCCATTGCTTAAACTAATCTTAAGAAATATTAGACTGGGTGTGTATGACAAAGGCATATTAGACAAATATACAAAAACAGAAATCAAAAAATTCAACACATGGATCAAGAGAGACAGAGATCTTAAGTTCACTTACGCAGGACTTAGACAGATATGTGACAAATATCTAGTGCAAGACAGAAGCACAGGACAACTTTACGAAACGCCACAGGACATGTACATGATGATCTCGGCAACATTGTTTGCAGACTACCCGATAAAGAATAGAATGAGTTATGTAAAAAAATATTATGATGCAATATCACTTCACAAGATAAACATTCCAACACCAGTGATGGCAGGGGTAAGAACACCTATCAGACAATTTGCTTCTTGCGTCCTTGTTGACAGTGATGATACACTGCCTTCAATCTTTTCAAGTGATATGGCGATTGGTTTATACGTTGCCAGAAGAGCAGGCATAGGAATCAACGCAGGACGTATCAGAGGTATTAATAGTAAAATTAGAGGAGGGGAGGTCCAACACACAGGAGTCATTCCGTTCCTAAAGAAATTCGAATCGACAGTGAGATGTTGCACACAGAATGGTGTGCGTGGCGGAAACGCAACTGTACACTTTCCTATATGGCATCCTGAGATTGAAGACATACTTGTACTGAAAAACAACAAAGGCACAGAGGACAACAGAGTGAGACGTATGGACTACTCCATACAGATCAGTAAACTGTTCTATGAAAGATTCTTAAACGAAGAAGATATAACTTTGATATCGCCACACATGGCACCTGGACTATATGATGCTTTTGGTACAGAAGAGTTTGATGACCTATATTTGAAATACGAAGCAGACAAAACTATTCCAAAGAAAACAGTTCCGGCACAAGACTTGTTTTTTGACTTGTTGAAGGAGAGGGCAGAGACAGGTAGAATCTATATTATGAACTTGGATCACTGTAACTCTCACTCGAGTTTCAAAGACAAAGTATCAATGAGTAACCTTTGTCAAGAGATTACATTACCCACTACACCAATACAGCACGTTGATGATGACCAAGGAGAGATCGCACTTTGCATACTTTCTGCTGTAAATGTTGGCGGACTAAATGATTTAAGTGAATTAGAAAATATATGTGATTTATCTGTAAGAGCTCTAGAACAAATAATTGACTATCAAGATTATCCTGTAAAAGCGGCAGAGGTAAGCACAAAGAAAAGAAGAAGTCTAGGTATTGGTTACATTGGCCTAGCACACTATCTAGCCAAGAACGGTGTCAAGTATTCCGATCCAGAAGCATGGGCATTGGTGGACAGGCTTTCAGAAGCATTCCAATACCAATTGTTGAGAGCAAGTTGTAATATTGCAAAAGAAAAAGGCAAGTGTGAAGGCTTTGAAAGAACAAAATACGCAGACGGACAACTGCCAATAGATCATTACAAGAAAGATGTAGACAAAGTTGTGCCACACAAACAAAGAATGGCATGGGAAAGTTTAAGAAAAGACATTGCCAAGTATGGACTAAGACACAGCACACTGTCAGCACAGATGCCAAGTGAGAGTAGTTCCGTTGTTAGTAATGAAACAAATGGTATCGAACCACCTAGAGCATTACTGTCAATCAAGAAAAGTAAAAAAGGACCATTAAAACAGATAGCACCAGGTTATCCTAAATTAAAAAATGACTACACTCTGTTATGGGACATGCCAAGCAACGAAGGCTACATTAATGTGGTGGCAATGATGCAGAAGTATTTTGACCAGGCCATATCAGGCAACTGGAGTTACAATCCATTACAATATGAAAACAACGAAGTACCTCTGTCAGCGATGGCACAAGACATGCTGACAGCATACAAACTTGGTTGGAAGACAAGTTACTATCAGAATACATACGATTTCAAAGGGGAGGAAGAGGACGTACAACCAGCGGGTATTGCCACACAACTAGAAGACGATGGTGAGGATGTGATCCTCGAACCCGAGGACGCTGTAAATGGCCATGATCAGATAAGTACAACCGCAGACGACGGTGAGTGCGAAGCCTGTACAATCTAACACAAAAGAATTATTATGACTAAGACTGTTTTTAATCAAAGAGATATTGACTTCACTAAACAGCCTATGTTCTTTGGCGAGGATGGTGGTGTACAAAGATATGATGAATTCAAGTATCCACAGTTCGACAAACTGAATCAAACAATGATCGGTTACTTCTGGAGACCCGAAGAAGTATCACTGCAAAAGGACAGAGCAGACTTTATGAATTTTAGGCCAGAACAGAAACACATATTCACAAGTAACTTAAAATATCAAACACTGCTAGATAGTGTGCAAGGCAGAGGTCCAAGCCTTATGTTTTTGCCTTATGTGTCTAATCCAGAACTGGAAGGCTGTATAGTCACATGGGACTTCTTTGAAACCATACACTCAAGATCATATACGCACATCATGAAGAATGTTTATGCAGATCCCACAGAAGTATTTGACACCATTGTAAACGACAAAGAAATTTTAAAGAGAGCAAAAAGTGTTACAGGTGAGTACGACAAGTTTGGTAAGATGGCATTGGATCATGCAGTAGGTAAAAAAGTTGACATGATAGATCTTAAGAAACAACTGTACCTAGCAATGAACACAGTTAATCTTCTAGAAGGATTAAGATTCTACGTATCATTTGCCTGTACATTCGCTTTTGGTGAACTCAAACTCATGGAAGGTTCTGCAAAGATTCTTTCATTGATAGCAAGAGATGAGGCTACACACTTGAACCTATCCACACACGTATTGAAAGCATGGCACAAAGGTGATGATCCCGAAATGACAAAAGCGATCAAGGGCACAGAAAAAACTGTGATACAGATGTTTAAAGACTGTGTCGAAGAAGAGAAAGCATGGGCAAGGCACTTGTTCAAGGATGGATCTATCATAGGACTAAATGAAAAACTACTAGGCAAATATGTTGAATTCATTGCAAACAAAAGATTGAAAGCATTGGGATACGATCCATTGTACGATGTGTCTGCATCACAGAATCCACTACCGTGGACGCAACACTGGCTGTCAAGCAAAGGTATGCAGGTGGCACCACAGGAAACAGAAGTTGAATCATACATAGTTGGCGGCATCAAACAGGATGTCAAGAAGGGCCAATTCAGCAAATTTAAGTTATAATCTGGGCGGTTTTTTACCGCAATAAATACTCGTACAATGAGAGTTTCAAGACAGGATGATCTAGCGAAGACAGGACACGCATGTTCTAGCACTGCAGGTGTAAACGCAACTGCCCGTTCAGTTTTTATAAATGGCAGAGCAGTTGTGCGACCCGGAGACAGGTTGAAGCCACATACCATATTGAGAAAATGTGGCAAAGGTGTGTGTTGTGTGAATCACCGGGCCAAAGTGAACAGAGGTTCATTTTCTGTGTTCGCGGAGGGCAGACCAGTTGCTAGGGTGGGCGACTCGGCGGACCGTGGTCGAATGATACAAGGTTCATTTAACACCTTTGCAGGATAACAAATGACAGTCAAAAAAGGATTAAAGACATTAGTTGACAACTCACCAGATTTCAGCAACCAAGGTATAGAAAACGCAGTGGATAAATTAAAGTTAGGTTGGGTTGCAAAGACATTCACATTAGATGATGCAATAAAAAATAATAATGTTTTAACCACAACACAAAAAAATAATGCAAGATTAACAATTAACAATCAACCTCATTTGAATGTTGGTAGATATCTAAATGATATGCTGGATCATACAGCAACATTATTGGATGGTTCTATCATACCAGGTGATGCTACAATCACGGGCACACCGGAAGACCAAGGGCAGGGCACTTTCATAGAAATATTACAACTGGTTCAAGGATTGCAAACAACCATACCTGAACTGTACGGTGTCGGGGCAGGAGAACTCAACAGAGATGTAAATGATCATTTGGGCACACTGAATAACAAATTTTTAGAGACAGAGGACAGTTCATTGCCTGTGTTTACATCCTTACTACAATCAATTACTTTTATCAACGACAAAGCAATAGCAACAGATACGGCATACCAAACTGCATTGACCAACATGACAAACTTTGTAGATGGTGTGGTTGCCGACTCAACTGACTTCCAACAAACTTTAGATACATTTGCTACGGCGGCGGCAACCGCGGCAACCAACTTTAACACTGCTTTGACTTCGGAACCGTTTACTAGTTTCCGAACACAACTGGTGACAGATAATGAAGCGGTTGATGTGCAGGTTGCTCTTGAAAAATCGAACGTGAGCAACTTAAGAACATACACGGCGACACTGACAGACAACAGTACCTTTATAGGTCTTGCGGATAACGAACAACTGCGAAACATAATGATTAGGGTTTCTCAAAACACTAATTGGAAACAATATTTTATCGACTACGAAAAAAACCAAGCAGATCTAAATCCAATCTACACCACAAGCACAGATTCTGATAAATCTACTCTGATAGATCAAGTGCTGGCGGCAAGTGGACTTCCTGATGTGCTAGATGCAATTGACCTAGAAGCGGTGGCCAACAAGGCAAAAAATGATAGCAGGATCGACACAAAAAATTATGACTCCCTCACTGTTGAGCAACAGATCACAGACGCCTGCAGGCAATTGAGTATCACTGTGGTAAACAGATCTATATACAATCAAAGTCAATCCTTGTTAGATAATTTGAATAAAAGAGATAGGGACGTGATTGCACAACAACTAGATAGCAACGAAGAAGCAGATACTATTAATTAATTTCTTCTATCTCTTCACAGCCAACAACCATTTTATCAAACGGAATAGCATATGCTTCAAAGATAGTGGACATGCCGTAAAATCTTTCTTGGGCTTCTCGCTCGCAGGATTGTAAGTCTTTATAAACCATTGCCGAACTATCACTATATGGTGTGCATTCCATGGTACCATTGGTCAATAAACAGATAATTGCAAATAATTTATACATATTTTTTTGGCCCGTTCTGTTGCAAGGTGGGCCAAACCCCTGAAATCATTGGTTATTACGCCGCTAATCTCAATTCAGGCATACTGACTGTAAGGTCAGCAAACCCTAATGC